CCAACGTGGGAAAAGCTCTCGTTATCAAACATCAGAACCTCACATTAGTGAACGGGTTAGACGTAATCGGAACCTGTGGATATTGTTGTGAGTCAGTGTATCGAGCCATGCGTGACTGATTAATGTACTCGTTAGTCATTGTCTGACGCGCTGAATCGCTGTCTCGGATAGATGCGGCAAAGTCCCTAGCTAGGGCATACTCAATCATCTTAGAGAAGTATACAGGCCATTCAGACTCTGGTGCGTTGTATATGTAATCAGCGTACAAAGCACTTGAAGTGTCCGTGTAAACCTTGTCACCGTACAGTTGATAACTTGTATTGGGGTACAGCTTGATAAGAAAAAGCATATCAGTAGGTAATTGATATATGCTGCGCCACTCATCGTCCACTGGGGTTTCAGTTGTTAGGGATAACTGCGCCTTTTTCTTGGCAAAGCCCCAACGATGTTTAGTCAATTCATTCTGCACGATATTGTCGTACAGGTTCGATGCCACTTGTTGCGCGCGAGTGCCACCAGTAAGGGAGTTAATAGGAGTGTCTCCAATTAGAATGAGAGCATTACTAATTAGGTCTATCTTAGAAGCCATAACTCACCTTTAGAATAGATGGGGGCCGAAGCCCCCGATTGTGCTTATACGTTGCCTACAGCCGTACCAGAAGCCAAGTCAACTACACCAGCGCTATTAGAAATAACGAAGGATACAGTGACAGCAGGTGCGTCAGTATCAACAATCAGAACTACGTCACCAACGGTAAGCTCGGCGCTTGCGTTGTTGAAGAAGCCAGAACCAGCAACAGTTGCAGGTGCTTCAGTAGATGAGTAAACCCATACAGCGTTTGCATCACCAGAACCACCAATGCGTGAAAGACCGTCTCTTGAAAATGCCATGATTTAGTCTCCTTTACGCTGTGCGATCATATTGAACTTTAACCAAACCACCCTCGTCGCGTACGACAGAGCCAGCCTTCAGCATACCATTGGTAAGCCATGCGGTTCGCTCGGGAATCCAGTTAATTTCGGTTTTCATGTCAATGCCGATAGCAAGGCCAACAGCGGGACGCTGGAAGAACCAAGAGTCAACAATGTCTGCAGCTACAGTCAAACCGCCTTCGTTTCGTGTCTCAATGACAATGAAGTTAAATCCACACAGAGTGTTGATCTCTCCAGAAACAAGAGCTTTGATTGCCTGATAGTCAGCAGAAGTTGCCTTCTCGTCGTTCAACAAGCCACCCAAACCATTCGCGTCAATAGCCGCAAACAGTTCAGTGTTAGGTACACCTTGGTCACGGAGTGCTACTTGAGCCTCAATAACTTTAGCCATAGTGAGGTTAGTGCCGCCCTCTGGAATAGCAGTAGTTAATGGGGTAGAAGCGTCCATTGCATCAATAACGAGTTGGTCAGAACGACGACCAAGAGCGCCTGCGATAGTGCTTGCAAGCTCCTGCTTCTCGTCAAAGTTGACTTCAGCAGCGTCAAAGATGTCAGTGTACTCGGGCGCGTTCCAGTTGCTAAGAGTAGCAGTCTTGAACTCGTGCCCTACGTCCATTGGGGTCACTAAGTCAGAAGTTGACTTCTGGTTAGCAAGACCTTTGCCCATACGGCGGAATTTGTAGGTATCGCCTACAACGTTATTACGGACGGTTACTGCGCCTTTCAGTAGGCCCATGCCCTGATAGGCATGCTTGACCATACTGTCAAACTCAATTACCGCTACAGCTGATAAATTTTTACTCATGTGATAACCCTCAAAACGAGTAATTAATAAAAGTTTTGTAGGCTTTCGACTGAGTGCCCGACAGATTCGGTCAGTCTACAACCTTAATAATCTGCCAGGCCTCAAAGGGGTATCCGACTACACTATAATAACACTTGGTTATAAGAAATCAAATTAACCAAACGTTTGTGTATAAGGACGATCTCCACCAAACTCTTTCATCATGCGTTGAATCTTAGCTTCATGGTTCCGATCAACCGAACGAAGTAGGTTTCCGTTCTGATCTTTCTTGTACATTTCAGCTTCGATTGCTTCCCATGTGATACCGCCTGGCTCAACTACGCCATCAATCGGCAGTTTAGCGGGAGCAGTAGCGCCAATCAGAGCCTCAACCAATTCAACCGCCTCAGCGCTGTTTACACCGTACCGAACGCGCTCATAGGTCTCTGGGTCTAGGTTATTCTTCATGAACTGCTCAACAGTCTTAATGCGCTGCTGTCCATTGTCGCCAAGTTTAGCCAGTTCGGTTTCTACAGAAACTTCCTCGACCGCTTGTGACTGTGCAACCAACAAATCCCACGCACGATTAAATGCGTCTTGTGACATATTGGTTTCTTCAGCAAACGTCTTTAGCTCAGAGAGTAGCTCGTCGCCATCCTCTACGCCCTCGGGTATAGAGTAACCCTCTTTAGGCGCACCTTTAAAGCCACCAAAGCGCTTCTCTAGCTCTGTATACGCCTTGGCTTGGTCTGCTATTGATTTATATTTGTCAGCCTTAAACCACTCTGGGGTTTCCCCTGAGCCTTTAATGCCTTCAGTTAAAAAGTATTCACCCTCTGACAACGTAGGGCTTGATTCATCTAACAAAGACTCCCCGCCTTGCAGGGTATCGTCTATGACGGCCTGATCTTCCATAACTCTATCTCCAAGGATATTGAATAACAGCCCTTTTCGGACTGACCTGCTGGTGTTTCAACAGGATTTCCATGATTCGACGCTCACCATTCAATAAAGCCAAATCGTTAACGTCGATCCAATCTAAATGCTTATCGCCTTGATAACAGCGAAACGCACGAAACTTGTGGATATATTGGAACTTATCGAACTTGTACTGCTCTGCAATCTTATCTAGCCATTCAAACTTGAACTTTGACGATATCAACCAATCTTTCTCATCGCAGATCAAAGTGTATTTAGGCTGAACAGCCCTCGGCTTTCTCTTAGTCTCGGTCATAACTCCTCCGCTTGCCTTACTAAATGCAGGATAAACTTAACTACACCACCCTCACCATTGTGATAGGCCGCTTCATAGTTGATATTCTGCGAACTCAGTGGGGTATTGTTGTCGATTAAGAACCTGCGACTTAAATCCTCAATAACTTTAAACCCGTCATCAGTAGAAAAACAGCGATGATAAGCCTTGGCTAACTCGACTTGTTTTTCTCTGATCTGGGCTTTGCTCTTATTTGCTTTTTCTTGGTCTATCTCTAAATTTTCCCAACTCATTCAACCGCCCGTAATTGTGGTTGTTGTTGCATCTGTGCAGCTTCCGCGCCTGCTTGGATGATCTGCTGTTTCTCAGAGTCAGATCGTACCAACTCACTAGACATACCCGTCTTTTCAGCCGCCCATGTACCAAAGTTTTCAGTCTTAAACGCCATCATTACCTGCTCTGGACCTGCTGTCTGGAGTACAAACTGCACCGCCTGCTGTACTGCAAGTAAGTCCTCGGCATCCTGCGCCCTAGCCAGTGGAGAAGTGAACTTCACGTCTACATCTACGCCATCTAATTGGATAGGTGTAATCAATCCTCGACGCGTTAGAATAGCAACGCAACGCTTCAGAACTGGCATTAGGACTTCAGTCTGTAATCGACCGAATGCTGAACCGATACGCTTGGCTAACTCTCTCGACTCAATGGCTATTTCAGTGGCAGATCGTACAGGGCCAGTAGGGTCACGCAGATCATTGAACAACGCCACCTTGATCGCGTTTTGTAGCTCGCTAATCTCGAACTGCGCTAGCTGTAAATTGCTCGAAGTGTCTAAACGTTGTATAGACGGATTGCTTGTGTTGTTAGAACCTACAGGGATAACGATACCTGGGGCAATTGTTAGGTTATATGGGTTGGTCACACCGTCATCAGTAGCGGTGTACATACCCGCCAGGTCAATAGCCGCCTTCTGGAGTACAAACTCCTTCGCTTTATTCAGCGATCGAACATCGGGTAAGGTCTGCATAGCAGGGCCACGACCTCGAACCTCGCCTGCTACCTTGGTGTATCGACCAGTAACCCAAGGCGAAGTATCTCCGAAGTCCTCGAACCATGATATCTGTGCCTCTTTCTTTACCCATACCATGCCGTAATACTTCTTAGTCTTAGGGCAGTAAACAACGCCTTCTGATATCTCAACCTCTTGGTCTGGCTGGTTCTCGATAATGTTCCGAGTTGTCGATGATGGCTCAAAGCCTCGCCACATTCTTTCCAATAGACGCGCCTTAACCTTCATTCGTCGCCAGTGAGTCTCTATCGTGCCGTATGGCCCTTCTTCAAACGCGATTCCCTTCTGTGGGATGGCATGAAACACAAACGGCATTGTATCGTCGTCAGTTTCATCTATCCGTAAAGTCGCAGTACCCACCAATAAATCAAGGGCGGCCTCATAAAACTGAGTGCCGAAGTTTGATCGGTTGATATAGTCAAAGACAATACTGGCCTGAGTCTCTAGGTTCTCTCTGATATCCTGCTCTGACACGCCAAAGTCACCAGATTCTAAAGCCCTTAATACCTGCTCACTAGGCTGGAATGTAGCCCAACGCGCCCAGATAGGTGCAATGCTTTCCTGTAACTTGCTTGCGCCCTGCTGGATAGCAGTCAGAGAAGTGGAATCGAATATGCGATCCATCTTTTTCTGACCTTTATCCTCTCGGTCGAATAGGTTTCTTTGTGGCAGGAAATACTCGTAAACATCTGACAATTGAGTGTGCCACATAGCCTCCGAATCGAAAGCCTTTGCCTCTCGCGTCACCATGTCATTGAGCGAGCCTAAGTGAGAAGGTAATTGCATATCAGCCTCCTAGCGCTGTTGACTGCCTGGCATACCTGATCGAGAAGTATTAGCGCCACTGGTGAGACCTCGGAGAGTGCTACCCATGCCACCATAACCGCCAGCCGTTCTTACTGTACCGCCACCCATGCCGCCCATCATACCGCCAACAAGTGACCGACCAGCAGAGCCACCAAGCCCAGCAGCACGACCACGGCCTGCCGCTTCTTCACGGCTTCGAGGTGCGCCACCTAATAGGCTAACGGTTCCACGCTTACCGCGAGCCAGAGCGCGAAAGCGATCTTCTTGCTCCTCGATCTCTTTATCTAGCATGATAGTTTGACGACGTTCTACAGCGACTTCCTGCGCTGTCTTCTTTGGAGCTTTAGGCTTTTTCATGTAATAACCTCACATAGAGTTGATAAGGTGTCAGAATCAACGGGTTATTGATTCCTAGTATTTGTTTAACGTGTCCCACGCAAGTATTCAGCATGATCGGACTACGCTTGCATTCTTTCATCTGTGCCTTAATGACAATCACGTCATCTAGTGTAAACGGTTTATCATCTACTGTAAAAATATCCAGTGAACCAACAGTCTTGCCGTACACTATCCAGCGCCCACGGTCGGGAATAACTACGTAACAATGACGCCAGAATGGTTGCAGGAATCGAGACCACCAATGCCCATCATCGTCACAGAATACAACGTACACTTCAGAAGACACTGAAAGCCACCTTGGCGGTTGTAGGACGATGAAAGCCCTGCGCCCTAGTCAATGCCTGTCTTCCTTCACCTTCGCCCTGTAGCGCGTATTCAAGAGCCTCTACGGGGTGTGAGTATTCGTTCTTATCGGGTTCATCAGTGTATCGATCACCTGAGACTTGGATACGTCGATAACAGAAACCACCTTGTAAGCCCTTGCGTATCATCTTAGCTTTACTCAATAGCTGAAACCTTGGCTTACCATCCATACAGTTTTCTTTCATCGGCAGTTCAAGGGCAGCCCTTCGCATTGCAGGATCGTTAGTGCTAGTCGGTGAGCATGGAATGCCTGCCGCCCTTATAATCTTGAATGGTGTGTCTGCATTCGCCTGGTTCTTGTTGTCACCCGATGGATCGCCCCAGCCCTTAAACTTGTGATCGGGGTAGTTAGCGTCGATATATCGTTTGAGTTGTGGTGCAAAGTCCACCGCCCCGCTATCCGTTAAACAGAATTCATCGAAGCACACCCATCTACCCATTGACGTACGCTGTAGGAATGCACACGCAGGGGTTCGCCCAAAGTCAAAGCCTAGAATTATCGGGATATCCTTTGATGGCTCGAAGTGATCTTGCGAACAGTGTACCGAATCAACGTACATCGGATGCACTGGCTTACCAGATGAAACGAACCCGTATTCATTGGCTAGGTTTACCTTGATCCAATCGTCAGTCTTACCTTGCAAGCCTCGTGAGTAGTAAGCCGTTGGCAGGTTGGTTAGGTTCTCAGCGTTGGGATTGACTGCCCATGACTCACCGTCTTTATAGACTCCACCTGGTTGACGATGGAAAGCCCAGCCTTCGGGGCGTTCTTCTTCTGCCAGCTTGTAGTACCAATGGTCTTCATCGGGAGCGTTCGAGTCACCTACTATCCCGTAGTGCGTAGGACGTGCGCCTTCCTTTGGTGATGGATAACGACCAGCCCGTAGGTCGAGCATATCAACAACGGCCTTGCTGTGCTCCTTGGCTTCGTTCAGCCACACCCATGTGGTCTGAATACCCCGAGCCTTTTTAACGTGATCGGGCCGATCAAACGCGATAAAGATAACCTCACACCTAACACTAGTCCCATCGTCCAACTGGAACGCTAGGCGATGCGTAGGCGGTTCTTTATTACCCTGTTTAAACTCGCCAAGGTCGCCGAGTATCTCGAGCCAATCCTTGATCGTCGTACTGAATAGTTCGCTGTATGTATTACGAGCCGCAATGATTCTAGTCAACCTCACCCCGTGATTAGGATGTTGTTCGCTTTTAACTGGCGCTTGCTCACACATTAGGTCGAATAGTTTGAGGATCGTTTGAACTGTCTTACCACTACCCAACGGCCCCATAATAAATGAGTTACGCTCTCGGCAATCTGCGAACTCCTGCAGCACTTGCCCCTGCGGTTTGAGATGATACTCAATCGTCGGCATTATTCGACGCCATCAAAACGCTTTTTAAGTATAGAGACCACTAATGCATCACCACCTTCGCCTGTCATTTCGGTAGCTTTCAGTTCAGGTAAATACTTGTTAATCAGCCTCAGTCTTGCATCAGTAGCATACTTAATAGCAGTCAACTCATTAGCTTCCATGCTAGCCCCCTCCTTTTCCATTTTGACAATGTTATCAATAACATGCTCAAGTCGGCACTTCTCGGATAAATAGGTTCTAAGATGCTCTTGGCGCATTGCTCTTTGCTTTGCTGGATTGTTAGCTGCCATACATCACCCACGCATAAATTTCATCTATTGCATAATAACACAAATTAATATAACTAAATAATCTATGGGATATGTAATTGCATCTGTTGACACATCAATAATGTTTTAGTTTAATGGACTCATCGGCTCACGGGGAGCCACTTACTGGAGGGTAGTAAAATGAAAACAGTTACAGTGAAATACAAATCAGGCGGTTGCACCATCGTTTCTAATGTTATCAAGGAACTGGTTGTTGGTAACGCTCACTACATTTTGACTTTAGATACTGACGCCGATGTTGCTAAAACTAGAAAAATGGTTGACGGATTCTATGTAGATTCTCGCTACAGCCAGTCATTGGAAATCGTTTCTTGGTAAAACAAGAGGATATTACTGGAGGGCAGTAAAATGGATGACAACAAGAAAGTACAACAACTCACATTAATACTAATGGCGCTGCTCCTCGCATTGTTGGCCCTTGGTATTGCAGGCAATGGAGATATCGAAGCAGAGGAAGATAGCGCCAAGGTGTACGCCGAGATGGTGTGCGCTGGTCACTGGCCCGACTATGAGAACAGGAATCCAAAATGCAATTAGACGTAAGGTACGCGGTTGATTCTGATTTATCGTTTATTGACCACCTGCAAAAACTAAACGCCGAAGAACTGTCTTTTTATCCAAAGGCAGTTTTTGAGCGTGAGATCAAAACTCAGCGCATACTCTTAGCGCTCGTAAATGGGCAGCACGCGGGTTATCTTTATCATGGAGCAATAGCACTAGACCAGCCGATTAAAATTCATCAAGCGTGCATTGAGTACGATCTGAGGGGTAATTGGTATGGCGCTGGCTTGTGCCGCATACTTGAAGAAACCGCAAACATATCTGGAGCCAAGTCGATAACGCTGAGATGCGGTTCTGATATTGCAGCAAATGCTTTCTGGAGAAACATGGGCTTTGAGTGTGTAGCGATTACTGCGGGTGGCATTAGGCGCATGAGAGATATTAACGTTTGGCATAAATTGATCGGTGAAGATTTATTTGGCTTTGACTCATTAGAGCCTAGCACAAAGAAAAAAGACGCCAGCATTTGGGCCAAAAGAAACAAAGACAAAAAGCAAAGTTCGATGCTAAGAGGTAAGGCGCTGCTTGATTATAGAAACCAGATCATAGCAGAACACGATAACGCATAAGCACGCTTACTTCTTAAAAATCTTATCCCAGTTTTCTTCAAACTTCTTACGAGACTCTGGTGTACTCTGCCTTTGTCTCGATCCTTTGCCACCATCCATCTCTGGAAAGTGGCGCTTTCTCGTTTCTTTATCCAGCTTGTGTCTTAAATCCATTAGAGAGCCTCCCACAATATCCAAGCCGATAACAACAGAATGGTTAGGTGTACAGGGAATGTAATTTTGAAATTCTTTGCTAGGTCTAGCTTGAAGATTTCCCAATCTGCCTTTCTATGCGCCTTCTTAATCTCTTTTTCAATATTCATACACGCCACCAGTTATACCCATGTCTCTGAGCGCCTTTAATGTTATTACGCATACAATCCTGGCTTACTCCGAAGATCATACCCAGCCGTTCGTAACCTAGCCCGTTTGATCTTAACTCCATAGCCTCGACCACCTGCTCAATACTTAGCTTTCGTTTCCTCGGTCTGAATACCAAGGTTGCGTCATGTAAATCATAAATCGTCATTAGTTGTAACTCCTCGGCTCGTAGCCTTCACTTTCCCCCATGGCTTTTAACTCCTCTCGATAGTGCTTTGCTATCTCCTTCTTAATCTCTGGCGTAGCCTTGAAGATACCCCGCTGCTTCTCTCTTAAAATCTCCATATGGCCTTCACCAAAATACTGATTCAACCACTCCACGAATTTCAAGGGGTTCTCCGTAAAATCTCTATGACACCAGTGACAAAGACAAACCGCGTTATCAAGTGACCACCTAACCGACTTCAATCTGCGCCCGTAGATATGAGCGCATTCCATTCTTGAATCAGTCTTTTTGCAGTGTTCACAAGTATAATTTGCTTTCTCTCTTACAACATCACTGAACCACTTGTCACACGCTTCGCGTTTTATTGCCATTTTCTTTATCCTCGATGGTGAGTTGGCGCTCTCTGCCGATGGCTTTCGCGAAGTGTAAACAGCTTGGGCAGACCCAGCCGTTAAGCCTAAAATTTTCCTGTGCGGTAAAGACCTCCTGCATCTGCGTATCGCAGTCATCGCACATCATTATCGCAATCACGTTCCCACTCCTCTATTAAGAACTCAATGTAATGCTTGGCTTTCAGTAGGTCACTTAGGCCGCCCTTCTCTCTCCATCTGGAAACATACTTGACCACGTTACCTTCGCAATATCCCAAACCATTAGCCAGGATATAATCTATCGGCTGGATAGCTTTTGATTGGTAGTGGTCGCCCTGAACTTGATAGTCCTTTGCGCTCATAGCTGGTCAATCCCCACCTTGAACCGTGAGTGTTCGCCAAACTCCTTATGAAGTAACACGGTAGTCATTGATCGGCTGGCAGTGTATAGGTGTTCTGAGTGATAGCTGTCCTGGCTAACCAAACAATTCCAGCTTTCGTGATGCAGCCCACCTACTTCATGCGCCTGCTTGTGGTGGATATGCCCCGTCCAAGCATATCTGTATCGAGACTCACCCCACTCTTTAGCTAGACTACTGGTGATCTTTTCGTAAAGTCTTTGTACGTTGATCTTGTCTCCGTGATGAAGTGCGACTAAGTTCTTGCCCCATACAAAATGCAAGAACTTGTTGTAGTTATCAAAGACGATAACCCTCGGCTCGTTTTCGTAGTACATCTTGACCATCTCATTGAGCCAGAGACTCGCATCGGGGTCATGATTACCGCGAATATTAATAACCCACACTTCCTCATGAGCTTCTAGCATTCTGCTAATCAGTCTTTTGTACATTTGACCAACGGCTCGGATAGCCTTACCCATTCGCCCGTCAACATCGAGGGTATGAGTCTGGCTGCCCGTTTGGTTCTTCAGGTTATTGGCGTGCATCATATCGCCCAGGTTTAAAAGTACACCTGTATGAGCATGGCTAGACATTGCAGTGAGGGTATCCACCGCGTTAAACAGTAGCTTAGTTGATATATCAATATCGTAGGCGTCTCCCCCTGTCTCGGGCGGCCAGGCCACCATGCCCAGGTGGTGATCTCCGATAAGATAATTGGCGAGTAGGTTAGGGTCTTTTTTATCCGTAGGTTTTTCAACTGGCTTTGCCTTACCCTGTACGTCCTCAACCAATCCTTCTTTAAAATGCTCCAGCGCTTGCTCGAACATAGCAATAACATCGTTCTTACTCTTAACCCACTGCATTACAGGCGCGCCATCTTTATACAGTGTGGACGTACCCGACACGCTGAAATTGTCTGGCACTGTGTGGATCATATCGTGTTCTGGAGCGTAGCCCTGCTTCGCTGCCCTAGCTTTAATCCTTGCGCTCATGGCAAGAACATTTCGTTTATTGATTCCCATTGCTTCTGCAATTTTGTCAATCGGTACTCCCTGCGACCTCAAGCTAATCAACTGAAGTTGACGCTCGCTTTCACAAAACGGTAAATAACCTTCCCAATCCATAACTCCCCCTAAGTCTGCGCTCGATTAGCTGCGCGTTCAGATGCTTCGACAGTACGCCAGGCATCAATGTATGCTTGGGCAGCTTGATAGACCACCCTCGCTTTAATTGCTTCCGTTCGTGCTTTTATCGCTTGCTCCCTTGCTTCTTTGTATTCAAAGTCAGCCTCTGCTCTCAACTCAGATTCAGCCACCCCCATACCACAGTCTTTATGCTGTATAGCAATCTTAGCTTTTACTGATTTCAGTGTGCCTTCAAGTAGGTTAGCCGCCTGTTCTGCGTCTGCCCACTCCGTTCCGACCTTGACTAGCTTTTCGTAAACGCTGTTTGGATTCATAGGCTACCTCAACGTGTCTCTTAACAAGAGCCTGAAGGTGATCTGGAACTTGCTTTAACATCAAGAGACGTTTTTCCCGTGAGGTTTCCAACGCAATCTCCATGGCATAAGTCCTCGGCCACTTCACTTACCCACCGCTTTCTTAACCACTTTTCACCCCGACTCTTTCTATAAACCAAATCCGTATTGGAACCTTGGCTCTGAATGTAACCATCATCCATAAGTAGGCGCAGTAACTCGTTCATTCTACTAGCATGTTTGACCATTGTACATTTTTCAGCCATTTGCTTGATAGTGAACGCTTCGCCTGAGTTGTATAGATCGGTCAACAGTATCTCCTGCATCTGATCCACTGTTTTGAATTTAGCCATCGAACGCCTGCCCATATTTATCAGTAAAGTAAACTCTCATGTGTTCCTTTTCCGAACCCTCCAGCCAGGTTATGTCAGTTAGGTCATCAAGGTTCGATCTTTGCCTTATGGTCTTTGGGCCATCTCCCCATGGCTTGGGGCCATCTATTTTTATTGGACTACTGCCGCCTTTATCCTGCGCCCGTGATAACCATGAGTTAACAAACCGCTTAATACCCTTTGAGGTCTTACGTTTCGATGGGTTAGCATCGAGCCAACTCTCCATCTTCGCCAACTCCGCGAATACATCAACGGCAGGGTAGGTCTTTTGCCATTGTATAATGTCTGAGTCATCTGCTTGCCACACCTCTCCCGTGTTTAGAATCATGACCAGCCCCTTTCCGACATCAAGATATCGCAAGCCTCGTCTATGTCTTTGAACCAGTAATCCTTGCCACCTAGTTCGCAATAGCCGTCTGTATCATAAGGCCATACCCGCAAAATCTGATACGCCTCATCTGGATTTTTGAAAGCGTTAAAAATCAAAGTTTCAATCACACCCTCTAAACAAAAAATAAACTCATTTGTGTCGAGATAGTCTTGCTCTTTAGGTTCCAAAGACCAATAAAAACTATCGCCCTGCTGAAACTTATTGTGGACTATTTTTAATAAATCTATGTCACTCATAGGTAATACTCCGCGTAAACTTTATTCTTATGTGACTTTATGATTCTGGTTTCTATCTTGTGGCCCCTTGCTTTTAGCTCAGATATACGCGCCGCGAGGCGCATACATCCATATCGTTCCAAGGCCATTAAGGGGTTAATAGAACCATGCTGCTCAATGTGTTTAAGGATTCGTTGGTTCTGGCTCATGGCTTACCACTCCTTAACTACTTTGAACTTACGCTTTTCATAGCGCATGACACCCATCTTTTCCCACTTAACCAAGATGGTTAGGTCATCATCTACCCAGCAACCCTCCTCGGTATAATGGGATTTCGTATAGGTGTACGCTCTTAACATTCGAGGATCAACCTGACACTTCTCATCTGTTAAGACGATCCTACCGCCATCCTCGTTTTTCGCATGGGCTTTTGTATCCGCTTGAATACAAGGTGAACAAACGGTAATCAATAAAGTTGCTATCAGTTTTTTCATTTCGCTACCCTCCAGTAGTTTTTAATAGACTTAACAATTCTTTCTTAAATATCCATCCACACTTACCCTTTTAATGTGCTTACGCACAAAAAATAAGTTAATTAGTAATGACGAGCTTTGACTAACGTATCGAATCTTGACATCTATCCTGACTACCTGCTCTCGGCATTCAGGGGCGCATCATGGAGAGGGTCAACTCCGCTCTGGGGTTCTTCGGTTCCCCAGCCTAACGCCCGTTAGTCTCTGCGAATTGAATGTTGGATTTGGTTTGGCACTCTGTTAAACTTTATCCATCATTGACTTCGCACTTCAATGATACTTCCTCCGCACTCCCCGTGCAACCCCCCTCCCTCCAGGGGGGTTTTTTTATGCCCGAATTAAATACTCAATGTTAATATCTAGCGCATCACTAACCTTCTTAATGGTTGAAAGCTTTAAGTCTTTCGACTTAGCAATCGTATGCGCTCTCTGTCTGGAAACCCCGAGCAGCCCAGCGAACTGCTCATAGGTTAATCCTCTAGCTTCGATTACTTTTCTAATGCTTTGACCTATGTCCATTGATTACCCCTAGAATGGAATGTCGTCTTCGAAATCTTCTTCGACTGCTTGCTTGGCTTGCTGCATGGCGGGTTTAGCTACCGCATCTTTGGCCTTGACTGACAGCGAAAAGAACTTCTTGCCCTGCTTAGACTCTTTAATCCAGCCAGATAGGTAATGATCTACCCCGCCAACATCGATTGAGCCAGTGAAGTCTGGATGTTTCTCAGACTCTTTCTTGTCGTTGCGAAATAAAACCCCGCGATTAGTGTTATCGTATTCCATTACTTACTCCATTTTTTACTTTCGGTTTTGATAATATCGACCGCCCGTTCTACCTGGTCGGCCAGCTTTTTAATGTACTCGTTATCTCTTTCAACTCGCACAATTAAATCTTCCATGGCGGGATGGTAAGACATGAAGTCCCACCACTCCCTACCCGTTATCCAAAGACAACCTTGTATCTGTGGTATGTACTTGCTAGGTACTACGCCTTCACGCAGATAAGCAATGTGCGTATTGGGTAAAGGACACTTAATCTCTATCCCGCCATCAACGCCTATCAACCCGTCTGGGCTAGCGCCACAATCCAAAGTGTCATGCAAGCACAATCCAACCTGTACCACCTCAACGCCATTGATAAACTCATACAGCGCTTTGGCAGCAGGTTCTAACTCATTACCCCGTTCCATTGCCGCATTTGTGTAAAACTCTGGCAATTCTCCAGTAATCCTTTGAGCAATTAACTCGTTAATATAACCTTCAGCAGACGTACTGGGCTTGCCTGTGGGTGTAATTAGCTTGCCAAAGTTGCTAGCCGTAGGTTTCCCTAAGCGGCTTTGCAACCACTCGCTAGAGCCTTGCTCGAAGTTACTGACTAACATCTTTTAACTTCCTGTTAAGCTGGCTCATTGCCTTATCGAATTGACTAGACAGCATCGCCTCAACTCCCTTGATATTAAAGGCTTTGCAAAACTTCTCAATGTCCGAATCGGTCTTATCTAACAGGTCGTAGATAACCGATAACTGCGACTCGTCAATCAGGCTTGGCTTGTCACCGCGAATCATTGCAGACTCAGCATCGTCATCGACCGCAGGTATACCGAACAGCGCCTGTAAAGCGTACCGTCTTGCGTAGGTTATAGCCGACCCTGCCGCCTGCGGATCAGACTTAACCATTGGCAAGGTAAAGTCGTTCTCTAACCATTGACCAGAAACGTGCATCAACCGCGTAACCACCCCGATTGAACTGTCTGACCTGTGTGGTAGCTGCACATAACTAAGACCGTGTTTAGAGCATGGCTCCTTGATAACTTTGATAACGCTTGGAAGGTCAGCGTAGCTTGATTTAAAGAAGGGGTTGGCACTGCCTTTCACAGCGCCTCCCATCTCACCTTGAGCCGCACAGAGCGCCTCAGCTAGTTTCTCTATACTCTCACTTGATCTCATATCTTGCCCTCCTGAGCTAATCTAATTGCACCGACCATCGAGTCGGCAAACGTATCGAACATTAATTGTGGATCGTTGATCTCGTATGCTTGAATCATTGTTTTCTGATACTCGTCAAAGTCAACCGCGTACTGACCAGTAATAATCTCACTCGCAAAAGCTAGGTCTTCTTGCGCCATATCCATGACATAAGTCTCGGCACACTCAGCGCACTTGGTATGCTCCTCTCTGGTTAAAGGTTCAAGGCAAACATCGCACTCGTGTTCCACCTCTCTCCAATCCTCGGGACTAACGTGACTTTCAGCTAACAAAATTTTCATGACTTCCCTCCATTTGAATTTCTGCGTAGCCTTCGGCAAACCCAGCCATGTAATCTGGATCGCTGTCTAAAGGCCATGAGTACATCTCCGCATCACAGTAGCCACACCACCGTAGCCACTCCGCATATTCGACTTGATTTAATTCATCCATGTGGTTTCCCTCCGTCATTCCACAAACACAGGTTAACCGATCTGTTTACAGGTGTCAACAGATGCAATGATTTATTTTAAAGTTTTTTTGTGGTCTACTTGGATGGTGTTAATTGCAACTTGCCCGCTTCGGTGGGCTTTTTTATATCAGATACTCGCCACGCTCCAGCATATAAGCCAGTTCGTTAGCCCTATCCCCTACTTGAATTGCGTAACGTGAGTTTAATAATTCAGCGGCAGCTTGTGAGTAGTCCCTATTAGATAGGTGTTTAATCATCTTCTTAAAGCCTAAGAACCTGGGCAACCCCAAGTTAAACAGCAGGTCAACCATTGCCTCCTGCCTTACTATATCTAAGTTAACAAACCACTCAAAGACTTCTAGCTCGTTGTAGCATCGCTCGATATCTGAGACGAGCATAATCTCTGCCTCATACCGACTGATACCCATGCTTTCTAGGTTTCTACCATAGCCGATAGTTAACTGATCTGTAGTACAGAGATACGGCTTTAGCCTTAGCCCTTCGTGTCTCTTTAACATCTCGACCAGGTTGCGCATTACTTCTTCTTCTTAGGCAGAGCAATAGCCACCGCTTGCTTCTGTGGGTAGCCCTCAGATAACAAAGTCTTAATGTTCTTCTTAACCGTTTTCTTGGAATAACCTTTTAATAATGGCATTAGTTTCTCACTGTCTGAATTACTTTCTCGGCTGAACGCCCAACAACGTAGCCACCCAGACCTAACTGTAACAGAGTCCAGGCTTCATCACGTAATGGATTTGGTAGCCAGCCCAAGGCATCGCCAACGGCTAGGGCTAGAAAGGTAAGCATGGTTATTGGTCGCCATGTGGCGGTTATCCAATGCTCTGACTTAGCCTCGGCTGATACGATCTCAGCTTTGGCTGTCATTATTTCACGTTCGTATTTTAGAGAGGAGTCTAGGACTAGGGCTTGTATCTCTAACAAGCGCCTGTGTTGTTTAATGCGTTCTTCTTCAGAGGTGTGTAGCTCGTCGATTAACTCAGCAGCGGGTTTGAATATCCCCGCTATTAGGTCGATGAAGCCCACTAGATTCCACCTTTAATCCACAACCCAATCACGCCCATGACACCAGCCATAATAAGCCTTTCGATCCACTGGTTCTTGGCTATTGATATCTCGATTGCTTGCAGTCTTTTCTCATGCCCTTTAACTTCTTCTTTAAGAAGTGACTCGACGTTATCCAATCGCTTATGCGCCCTATCAATACTGGTGTGAGAGTTAGCTTGACGCTGTTCTAAGACACTAAGTTTTTCTAGTGATGATGCTATCGAGTTTAGCGCAGACTTCATGTCTCTTAGATCATCGGCCATAGCCTCTTGCTGCACTTGTAGCTTGGCTACTGCCGATTCAACAGACATAAATTACCCCTTAATCTGCTTGATATTGTGTAAGACAACAATAGTATAAACACCATTCAATACCCATACAATCCAGTGGTCAAAGACCAGCAGACCAATGATGATTATTGATAGCGACTTCATTAGGATTAAACCCTGAACAGGCCCAATCATTCTAAAGACGTAGTTCAATAATGGATTTAACTCGCGCCCGTTCATCTTCAAAGCCGTAAGGGTAGTCCATGAGTCAGCGACTTGTAAGAGTATAAATAGTAAAAAGGCTATCATCGCGCCACCGCATTCTTAAATGGTGCTTCGGCAAATGCCATGTATATGTATGTACCGCCAGATGCGTTGTGTGATGGTGCGGTGCTTCTAACTTTAAACCCATTTGCTGTCAGATCAATAGGCTGTGTTGAAAGTTCCGCACCACTACCGTTTGCTAACAAACGAAGATTAGCTGGGTTATATGATGGTCTTGCGCTGTCGTGCATTGCCCACTCATCAGAAGAATCAGTTCTCTTAATCATAACAAAAGCAGGTCTGAAACCCGTGTAAACAAATGGTCCATCCGCTGATCCATTTCCGACATACGAGCCGAACTTGCTGAAGCCCTCTACGCTGTGGAAGCAGTAGGCTATGTGTTTATCATTTAGTTGGTTGGTAGCCAAACTGGTTTCGACACTAAAAACAGATGAAGTTGGGGCTGTATCATTCCAAACTGTATTGTTGTCTACGGTAGCATCGGTTGAGTTTAATATAAGAGCTTCTGTCTCAGGTGCAGAAGTGTTTGATGAGTGATATACAACCCACAAAACAGCATAGTCTCTATTTTTAACAATTATCATATCAGGTGCAGAACTTAACCCATGGCCAATAGTAGCCGCTGCCCCAGTACCTGTATAGCCTACAATACTAAATCCAGCGTCTACGTTAGCACTGACCTGTGAAGTGATTGATCCGTCTGTGTTTGTTACTGCTGTGCCGCCAGCTTTCCAACACCACGCTACATAGGTGTTTGTATTTCCATTCACCAACCCATTCCCAGTTAAACTAAACCCATCTGAATCAAACGATGGGAAATACCCAGTACCGCCGCCAAAATACTCAGCATCAGTTGCATTGCTTTTCAAAACTTTATCAGGGCCACGAACAACATCAAATAAAAAGTGATAATCGGCGGGATCTGATCTTCCTTTAATCCAAACAAAGTCAGGCTCAAATCCAACCCCTGTTATTGATCGAGGCGAACCTGTGCCAGTGTAAGTCACAACATTAAACTGCGTCTCGCTGTCTACAATAGTAGGCTCTGGTAGGTTGTCAGCGCATAGTGCTAAGAAGCCAGCAGGTGGCGTGTAGGTGAAATCTAATTGGCCAAAGTTTACTAATGACCAAGAACCGTCTACCGATGATTGATTATTACCAACAAACGCAAAAAGTGTATCTGATGAATTTAATCCAAGTGATGTTATTGTTCCTTGAGAAACACCATTCTTAAAAAACTCTGCACTGTCATTCGTTATGTCGATTGCACAGGTAATAACGTCATTGGTTGTGTAAGTTGCCCCGTATGCTGAATTAACTCCCGCAACAGTTTTTGATCCACCACAAAAATATGCAACGACACAATCAGATGAGCTATGCGTTGCTGAGTTTGGAGATTGATCTTGTGTGATAAACCCCATTCCTGTAAGTGTGGTTGCGCCTTCCAATGTGCCAAGAGTTGCTTCAAAAATAAATTTGCCGCCTTGATTTACAGGAAGACCTATAGTTGACGCAAAGTTCCAAACATTTTGTGAACCTGTTGTGGTTGCTACTAGATTACCATCTGAAAGTGTTGCGTAAGTCGGTTTTCTTAGTGGGTTCAGCGTAGAAAAATTATTCGTAGGCGTATCAAGCATTTGATCTGTGCTTGCTAAGTTGGTAGGTGTCCAATCGTTAGTGTTACCGCTAGTATCATCGCCTAGTGCAGCACCGTCTTTGAATTCTAAATAGAATCCGTTAGTGCCGTATGTGCCTTCGTATGCTTTTGGAACCCACTCGCCTGTGGTTGCGTTAATCTCACCGAAGTCGTCAGCGGTTAGGGCTTGGCCGTCAATGAAGTTGACTTCTGAGAGATAGCCGTCAAAATGATTACCACTACCAAAGTACCTTCCAATGTTATGAGCATTTGTAGCATTTATCATGTGGTCAACATTAGCAATCGCAGTTGTCACTGCGAGAGTTTGTTGCACCCCATTTATATATACAGACAAAGTTGTTGCTGAGGCGTTTAGCGAAATGACTAAATGATACCAGCCACTTGCGTCACGCAAACTTGCATTGGTATCAATTACACCCCTACTCACCCCGCCAACAGTAGATAAAAATCTAATCTGGTTTGTGCTAGTTATAAATAAAATTTCCGTCCTGTTGTTGGCATCTGTTCCTGTGCTAAACAATCTTGGAAAGGTTTCTGATAAACCCCCAAATTTAACCCACCCACTCCATGTCCACGTCTTACGGTTACCCGCACTTGCTGGAGTACGCGTTAGATAGGCTGAGTCATCATTGTTGAAGCGTAGGGAGTTCGAGATTGAATAGCCCCCGCCACCACCACCAAGAGCCGCAATTTCTTGAAATAGGTTAATGCCGAGGTCAATCATATTAGTACACCGCTACAATGTTGGTTGCGTCAGTTCCAGTTGCATACACTTTCAATATTCGAACAGGTAGGATAGAGCCAGCCAATACACCAGTGAATGTCACTGTGTCACCGCCCAATGTATCCACTTTAACTGCTCCTGCACCACCAACAAACAAAGCGCGAGCCGCGTGTGTTAGGTTAGCTGAATCGTTAGGGGTTACAGCAAATGCGTTACTTGCTGGTGCGTCATATCCGCTTGCGTCTTTCATAGCCATAATTTAACTCCTTGCTGTTTTAGCAGCGTCTTTAAAATCTTTAGCCGTTGGCGCACCTTTAGTGCCAGGCTTTCTCATGCGCTCACCAGAACCAGAAGCAATACGCTCCCGCTTCTTCATTATGTTGTAGTATAAACCCTTCTTCGGTTTTCTCATAAATTAGTCCAATAGCCTTTTGGCAATCTGTTTTGTGCTTGCTCTGCAATTGTCGCCCATCTAACATTACCTTTCTCATAATGTCCTAGAGGGTCAATACGATCAATCGTTTTCCCTTCAGGTCTTAATCCAACTTCTGCAAGAAATTCCTCAAAGCTATTAAATCTAAACTCAACATCTCTATAACAGCGATGATGCCTCGATCCAAGTTTGCATCTTCTTTTAGCTTTGTAATAGCTGTCGCGCGTTCTTTTAAGTTCTGGATCATTTTTAATGCCAGTTCCTTTTGTTGGGTGAGGCTTATCTTCAAACCTTGTTTGATTCCGACATGGCTTGCAAAACAATTCTCTGCCTTCACGCTCAGCTTTCCTTACAACATCGCCCCTAGCTAATCTTTCCTGCTTGCATCGAGGGCATACTGTTAACACTTTCAAATTGTAGTTCGGCATGGTTGTTACCTCCTGAGAGGATTATACTACCAGTTAGAACTATTATCCACTTAACTTTTGAGGCCCAAAAAGCCGCAGACATTCTACCCTTGGCTATGTTTCGTCTATGCCGAGCCTTGAATGACTCTCGCCTCTTTCTAGCTGCATCTGACTCGCCCTCTCTCTTAGGTGAACCAGATACGCCCTGCTGTCCAAAGCGTATTGTCTTTACCTTATCGCCCTCTTTAGCCACAACAACGTGCGACTTAGTGGGGTGACTAGGTGTACGCTTGGGCTTGTTGTACCCAGATACACCTATTCTTTTAAGTAATGACTTAGACATTAGAATGTCAACGCTGTTGTGCTGGTGTACTTGTAACCAGACGAAGTGTCTGTTCTAAATAAGGCTACTTCATTACCAACAAAATCGGTAAGCCTACAAAAGTTATGGCTTATTTTTTCAACTAACTGATATCTATTAAAGCCAATAGGCGCATTAACAAGACCACCAGACGCAGTATTATCAGTACTGAAATAAAATGAAGTGCCTTGCGGCAGCGTATTTACATCAATTCCTTTTGCAAGAACCTGAGAATCTGTAAAATTAGAGTTTCCACGAATCATTAAATGCTTCATATAAAGCGCATTGCCACCACTTGTCTGGGTATCAATTAAATCAATTCCAGCGCCTTCTGTTCTAACAGAATTGTTAATTAAACTTAACTTAAGTTTATCGGCAATAGATGGCCCTGTAACGGCATCGGCAAGATCAGCAAGAGACCCGCCATAAAACGAAAATAAAGCTCCAGAGCTTCCAAGGTATCCAAGCTGGTTATTGCTGATTGTTAAATCTAAAAACTCAATATTGTTGTCAATTCCAAGAACAGTAAAAAACTCTACGTCATAAGTATCAAATCTATCAGTAACAATATTGTCCGAAAACTTAACAGTGCCATTGCTAACCCCAAGCCCATCTTGGAACACAAATCCAAAGCAATACATATCGCCTTCAAGAATTACGGAGTTGTTTGAAACAATATAAACATTTTCATGTATGGCATAACTTCTTAATGAGCAACCAACAAATATTGCTTCCTGCCCATAACCAATAGCAGGATTATGAAAAGCAATGTTGTTTGCGCAAATACCGCCGCCAGATTGAAAATCAACATATCTAAAACCATCAACAGTTTCCATGTTGTTAATTTCAAAATGGTTGTTTGAAACTATGGCGTTGGCGCTTTGAAGTTTAACAAACCTACCTTTGCAGTTATAAAAATAGTTCTCTACTATTTTTGGTGAAGCAGTTTGATGTTCCGTTAAAAGTCTATTATATGAGAATACATGAACCCCATCGGCATCCGCGTCACCCACAGGGCTTCCAACGTTTTCAATATGATTTTGGCTAATAACAGCGCCATGAACAACTTCATACACACCAATGCCAACCGAGGCAATTACGCCTGGGTTTACCTGTGTTCTGGTTACATTGTAAACTCTATTACCTATAATTCTTACAGACTCAGCCCCAAGTGCATCGACCCTAATTCCGTAAGTGCTGCTAGTCGTAAAAAGATTATCAAACGCCTCGCAAAAATTATTTTGAACCGTTAATAACTGAACTGCACTTCCGTCGCAATCAACATGAATACCAGTTCTAGCATATCCGTTGCCGTCAAAATGCAGTCCTTCTACTGAAAATATATCAATAGCAGAGCCAATGGTAACACTTAACATATCCCCAATTTCAACCGAGTCCATGTCTATTTTTGCCCCATCACCAATAATTGAAAGATTATCAGTTACAGTGCAAACTATGCTTGAAGTGATCTTATAAGTACCAGTTGGAAAATATACGGTTGTTGCCCCACTGTTTAATGCAGCAGATATAAATGCCGTGTCATCCGTTGTGCCATTACCTGTAGCGCCAAAGTCTTTAACAGATACAAACTCTCTCAACTTTGTCTGCACCGTTGTTTCTACTGCGCCAGCACCGCCAGGAGTATAAGTAACAGCCGATGCGTCAGAAGCGCCACCGCCACCACCGCCCGTTGTTACTGTGACATTACCGCCAGAATCAAAAGATAAAACCTTTCCAGCCCTATCTAATGCAGCAGGCAATTCCAAATTTACGCTAGGGCTATCTCCTTCTGGGATAGTTATAACCCTACTAATGCTGTCATTGATTTGCTGTGATGCAAGCCAGAGACGATCAAAGTCATTGTTAACTTCTTGGGCTAAAAAGTCGCCAGACGTTTGGTAGTCACTTGTTCGTTCAAGCGCCATGTTTCGATAAATAGTAATTAAATCACCAGCGGTTGCGCCTATGGTTAGGGTTATATTCCCGCCATTTTCAGCACCAACACCAGAAACGGTATAGTTTGTTCCCTCTGCTAGCAGTACAGAATTTTTCAGAACCGCAACATCTTCCTTTTGAAATATCTCAAAAGTGTACGGAAATACCGTCTGCCCACTGGTTGCAGAATATTGGTCTCTACTTAGATTGTTTGCTACTGTCATAAGTCACCCACCTTTTCTTCTATTGTATCAAAACCTTGTCTAATAAACGTCAAGTTTTGGTACGGTATTAAACGTCTAAGGGCTCTCGTATCAGATTCACCCCAACCATCTTCTGCTAGTCCAGCATTTGCTACTCGCAACGAAGTATCCAATAAACTACCAACAGTAGGCCCAAGCAAATTTTCAGACATACTTCTTGAAACAAATCGTGCCGCGCCTCTTTCAATTCCAAGCAAAGGCCTTAGTCCAAAGTTATTGCTAGATAGTTTTTCTAACGTATTGTTGATTTCCATTAGGCTTCCAAGAACACCAGCCCTATCTATTCCCTCTACAATTAACTCTACAGGGTCATCAGATATTTCTCGCTTTGCGTCCCATTGCTTAAACGCGTATGCCATTGTTCCAATGCTAGTTAACATCAATACGCCAGCCATCGCATTATGATCTTGCCCTTGAAGTGCGCCAATCAACATTCTTTGTGTGGAAGCAAACATAAACGAACGGAATTGAAATATTGTCTTGCCTAGCTCGCTAGACATAAACAATGGTTTTTCTTGCCCTGGAACAACAATTACTCGATCAGATTCTTTTCTAATTGCTGCCGCCCACATCTCATAAAGAGCAGGTGAGTCCCAGTTTTTAGCATTAGATATCCACACGCCATCTACTTTTTCAGCGTGCTTTTTTAGCTGTCTAGCAATGTTTTCAGCGTTGGCGTTATCAATACCCAGCCGAGCAAGGCGTTTGTCAATTTTGCCTTTTAGTAAATCGTCGATAACACCGTTCTGCATTGTTACTGCGTGAAGTTGTTTAACACCAGCCGTCCAATAATCCATTAAATTGATTCGACCAAAGTTATCAGTCATAGACTGTAATCCACGCTCAAATGCTGTGCCTGGCTGTGTATAGTCAACAATATCAGCAATAATTTGAGATCGACCACCCATTAAAGCGTCAATGCCAACACCGTATCTTTTGGCTTCTGCGGCAGAAACTTTAAATGTTTTTAAATTTTTAGCTAATGGCAATAAGCCTTTTGAGAATGTCCTAGCAACACCCTCTGCCATAAAGATTCTGGCAACGTCTGGAACGGATGAGGCGACAATGCCACCCATAAATCTAAGATAATTAAGATTTCTTGACACGCGGCCAGCACGAACCCAGATGTTATTAGGGTCAATATCACCATACACGCCACGAATTCTATCTCTCATGGCGGCAAGGTCTTTAATATCTGCGTCATACGCCGCTACTAATGCAAGGCGCTCTTTTTCAGTTTTGGCATTATCTAAAGCGGTTTTATGCCACGTTTCTATTTCTTTAAAAGCATCGGTCATTCCAACATCGCCAAACTTTTTGGTAAGCTCTAAGTCGGCGGCAGTCTGTCGAAGATACATACGCCCCAAGTCTTCAATATTGTTATCCATGAATTTCTCTACCATATTATCTGGTATCTGAAATACACGAGACTTTAGCGGCCCCCTTAGACCACTAGCACCATTGAGACCTCCAGACTTTGAACCTTCACCCATTTTCCAATCATAGGGAAGTTTGCCATCTGGCGTACCCATAATCCTCTGGGCTATCTGTCTAGCGATATCTTCATAGTCAAAATCTTCAAGCTCTTTAGCTTCTTTAAACTCTGCCTTATCAATAATAGCTTGTAGCTTTGTTCGTTCGGCTCCAGTTGCGTCAACAATCTTTATTCTTGCATCTTGGGCTTTAGCAAATAGATTTAGGTCTTCGTCTTTTAACCACCTAGACACTACTTTTACAAAGTCTGGAAGCTCTGCCGCCACTTTGTTTTTGTTCCATCTGCGGTTTAAATAATTAACAGCGGTAGTAACATCAACGTCTTCAGGCAACAACTTAGTTTCAATCAACTCATTTTTAATAGGATCGTACAATTCTTTTTGCCAAGCCTTAGCTGCCGCCTCAACTTCTGGAATATCGTGACGACCCTCGCGTATGGCTGTAGAAACCGCCTCATTGAACTGCAAGCGCTTCATAGTACCTTTGCCCTTGTTGCGCTTCCTGTACGCCCTAAACGCGTCTGTATGCGACTGCAAGGCGGCATTGTAGTAGCCATCTTTAATCTTTGTTAAGCTCTCTGCCGCAGTCATAGATGGCCCGTCCATCTTGTATGGATTCTCAGCCAACATATTAGCAATTCGTCTTGTCTCTGGATTTGCGCTAGTAAGGGTTCTTGATAGCGGATCAAAGCCCAAAGCCTTAGCTAAAAACTTTCCAGTTTTCCCAGATACCTGCTGACCATTTGCTACTTGAGCAGCGCCCACGCTTAACTGCTCTGGAGTTATGCCCTCTGCCTCTGCTTCTGCTTTTATTTTTTCAGATTGAAAATCAAAAACAGTATCTTCGCCTCTAGCAATCTTTGGCTCCACATTCATAGAGCGTTCGATTTCTTCTAGTTGCGATTTGTTAATGTATCGGTTTAGTTGATTTGCCCCTACACCAATGGCGCTACCAAGTAAAAACGATGCGCCAACATTGATAGCAGACTCACCTATGGTGCGCTCTAATTGTGTAGCGTGCAGTGCCGCCTCTGTAACCGCAGAACTAGCAGAAGAAATAGAGCCAGTAATAATACCAGCGCTTAAAATAGAGTTGCCTGCCTTGTAGGTTTTAGCAACCGCGCCACCTATAGGGATTAGGTTAATTGGGTCAGCAATAGCTACGCCAGCACCAATTACAAACGACATAGCGCCGCCCTTTCGGATAGTTTCTCTATCTGCCTTTTCTTTAGCAGATTGTCTACGCAAAGCATCTATCTCATCGACTGTATCGGCAAGAGCAGCATTGCTAACAAAAACGTCGTCTAGCGCTTCTTCTTCAGTAAGATAGTCAAATGGATTAAATGAGCGATCATCAACCCGTTTAGGCAACCCTTCTTCTTGGGCTAAAAACGAGCCTATTGTGTTTTCCTGTCTCCATAAAGCAGATGCAAGCTCAGACACCGTAGGCTTGTCTGGCTCGGTTTCAGCTAGGTTAACCAGTTTATTTTTTAAAACTGCGTCTTCTGGAGAAGAAACAAAAGGCATTATTGGTTTTCCTCACGAATTTTTCGTCTTAACCTTTCTTCTTCTTTGCGTCTCTTTTCGGTTGACTCTTGAAGGGCGGCACGCTGAGACTTGCCTTTCTTCGATATCACCTCGCCAACCTGACTAATAAGACCTAATGCCGCACGCTGTGGCGTTGTTGCCATAACAAGACCCCTTTCAACTAGGTCTGCATAGTCTTCATAAACGGTAACATCTTTGTATATTTCAGATGCTGGTTTTACCTTGGTTCGAACGCGCTCTGGTTTAACGCCTGTTTCTTCTTCAATAATTCTATCAATTCGAGATTGCTCTAGCTTTTGTTGCGCAGGGGTTAAGGCTCTTTTTTCCTCTATCCTTGCTCTAGCTTCTTCCAACTTTCTTTGTCTTGCCGCATCAACATCTGGCATAAAATATTCATTAGTAGTTTGAATGATTCCATTCTCATCTATAAATGATATTTTGTACATCGGCTTGCCTTCAGATGCAGTTCTGGCAGTTACATCGTCGCTTAACAGCATGATGCTATCTGGGTCAATGTCCCCATAAATATCCGAGCCTTGAGACAAGCCAGCTATTATTTCTTCTCTCATGTACTCAATGTCACCGCTAATAGCGTAATACTGCTCTGGCGGGTACATCATTGGCCCAAATGCAGAGTCAGAATAATTGGTATTCAAGAATTTTTCGGCTTGCTCTTGAGCGGTATCTTTATCTGCGCCATTTGTAAAATACGCTTCAAACACGGTTTGATACTGCTGGACTGCCAGCCCCATAGATATAGGGCTAACGTCACCCACGATATCTTTTGTCCACTGGCTATATTTTTCTGGATACTTTTCTTTTTTAATTTCAGCTTGTCTTTGGCTAATTCGTGCTTGATCCATTTCGCCACCAAGGTACTGCTTGCTAAGGTCATACGCCTTTTCTGGCGACATAACACTCATTAAACGAACCATGTTAGTGGCAAAGATTTTGGCCGACGGAGGAACCATTGCGTCAAACATTCCAGGAATTTCATCAACCCGATCAACAAGCATAGCTGCTTCAGTAATTAATGCTGGGTCTCCAGACGATATAAACTGGTTTACCTGCCTCTTAATTTTGCTTGGAACCATACGTGTAGCGCTAATGTAATTAGCTTGCACAAGTGACTTGTTTTCTACGCCTTCTAACTGCGGCTCTAATATGTCTTCGTAGTATTCATCAATACCTTTTTGCTCAACTACAACGCTAGAGTCTCCCTTAATCCTATCGGAAACATCTAGTATTCGACGATTCTTGTCTAGCGTTTTGCCTTGATTAGAGTAAACCCTATTAATGATAGACGTTCTTTCATCGCCAGTAATATCTTCGTTTTTAAATAAACGGTTAGCGTCTGCGATAATTTCATCGCCTGGTCGAAGGTTGTTTGCTGCCGCAATCTCTAGGTTAGATACTTCTAACGCAATTTCAGAGCTTCTTTGAGATGCCTCTTTTGCAACCGCTATACGAACATCATTAACTCGAACATCAATCTTTTGCTCTAACGCGCGCTTTTCATCTGGAGTTAAGTCTTCAAAAAAATCTAGCTCCCTTAGATCAGATAGGAACTTTTCACCTTTAGCAAGTCTTGTTGTTAAGGCCTCATCTTCATTAAAAACTATTCGGTCAATTTCACCCAAATAAATTTCTTCTGCAACATTCTTGCTCAAATTATCTAGGCGAGTCTTAGCTTCCGCTGGATCAACAAATGCCCCAACTTCTTCTATTCTTTTGTATAGCCTAGCCTCTAGCGCCTGTTGCTTCTCGGTATCATTGTTTCTAGCGGCATAAAGAATTTCATTCTCTAGCGAATCTAACTCAGACCGAACATCAGTTAAATTTTTCTGAAAAGTGCGATCAACAAAAGACTTTTTTAAGTCTCTTTCACGAAAGTAAATGTCTTGCTCTAACTGAGGCAGTATTTCTGCCTGTATTTCTGGTGGAAGCCCTTTGATTAAGCCAACTTGATACGCATCTGCTTTTTCTTTGTATGCCGCTGGATCATCTTTAAACTCAACAGCAAGCTCATCTAGCCGTCGCTTTGCATCTAAAGCAATGCCAGACTTATAAGAATTAATTGCGGACTCATTAAATGCTTGCCCGTAATAAGTAGTATCTTCTTGTAGCTCTGGCGCAATGATATTTCCTTCTTCATCGCGCTCAACTTTAGCACCAGCTAAAGCACCTGCCTTAGACGCCTTATCTGCTCGCTCCTGTAATGCAACCTGCCCAAACTGCGAAGCCGCTTCGCCAACTTGATCGGCAAGACCTGCAAGTGCCTGAAAGCGTTTGGCAGTAGAAAAGTCTGGGCCTGTTGCCTCAAATCGACCGTAATAATCTATTTTCTTAATTGCCATTAATTATTCCTTAGCAGGAGTTTGACTTTGCACATAGCCCTGATATGCGCCAGCAATTTGTGTTCCAGTCTGCAACAATGTTGATGCTGCCTGTAGCTTTCCTGTTCGTGCCGCCTCAGAGCCTTGCCGTCGCAACTGTGCTTGTCTTAATTTGTCAGTAAGGCTAATAGCCCCCTCACTTATTCCAACTTGTTTAGCGCTTGCTAGGGCTATGCTTGCTGGAGTGCCTTCACCTGCAAGACCAGACTGCCCCATGCCAACCATGTTAGACGCGAGCGCTCGGTTTAGCTCTTGTCGTCTTTGTAACTCACGGCTTTGTGCCGCCAGCTTCTCTTGCTCGGCTTGACGTTTAAGCTCATCTTCTTGCACCCTACCAGAAATATAAGAAGCCCTAGCAGATACACTGCCAGATGCCGCAGCCAAAATTGCAAATATAGTAAACGGGTCCATTAGCTTGACTCCACCTCGTATTCAATCGCCTGGATATGGAAAGGCGTTGGGTCTGGTACACTGATTGTTGGCATAACGTCTCGATTCCAACCATTAACATCATATACGTCTGCTATTATGCCACTTAATGCTGTAGGGGCGCTATCTAAGGGCGTGGTTGGCGCAGAGCCAAACGTTCTGATCGGAACAGGGTTGCCGTCCACATGAACGCCATACGTCTCATAGACGCGCATATTCACTCGTATGATGCGCTTCAATCTCATCGCATTTTGCCCAGAACCCATATTCGTATTTAATGGCATTGGTACTAATTCTGGTACAAAGTTTAAGCCCAATTCAATTTGAGAATAACCGATCTCGTTAGCGTCTAATTCAATCTGACCACTCGCTACGGTTTTTGGACTAAGCACAATTCCATCACCGACAATCTGTACGGTCTCGCCCTCTAAATGGCTAAGACCTGTTATAACTGTTTGGGTAGGTGTTGGGCTTACTTTAATAGACGAGTCCATTAGATAAGAGAAATCCCAGCGCTCAACATACGATACGGTAGAGCCGTCAATCTCTCTTTCATTAACTACATAGAATTCATCATCAACAACAGCGCCAGACTTCAATGATCCACTGGTAGTCCATTCTGTATAGCCGTTAATATCCTGAGAGCGCAAAGTATTTAGGATTGCCGCCCCGCCATCACTGTTAATGATGAATAGCCAGTTAGAATCTTCACTTTGAGTACCCGTTAACAAAGCTAGACCAATAGGCTGCTTGATTAGGTTAGACGCTAGAACGGACTTATCCTGCGTTGTATAGGCATCCTCATTGAATGAGTAGATAAAGTCTCTTAATGTCTTGCCGTTGCGGTCGATAAATAGGGTAGAACCGTCCACTTCCTGTACTTCAATGTTAGATGCACCGTGTGAAGTCTGTGGGGTAATCGCTACCGTACTTGGTGTTAATGGCTTAACTGTTACCGCAAACTCAGCGCCAGAAGTAAAGATTTGCAAAGTCCTGCCAGGGAATACATCAACAATGTCATTCAGCTTTCTTGACGAGATCGTTGCAAAGATTCCTTCATCGTCATCGCCATCATCAATATCAAAGTCAAAGAACGAACCCGTCTTACTAGCAAACAGGCTTTGTCTCTTAGACTTAGTGCCGCCAATAACTAGCCGACTCTCATAGAAACACGCAGTCTTAGGCCAGCCTCTAGTAGCAGACCATACGTCCTCTTTCCTTGGTGAGCCGCTTGCAGTCTTAACAAAGCCAACCGTCTTACTAGCCGTTCCACTGGTCGCAAATCCCGAATAAAGCTCAAAGTCTTTAGCTGACTCACCGCCTACGGTAATATCATACACACCCGCAGAAACATAGGAAACACTAACGCCTGTATCGCCCATAACAGGCATTTCTTGAATGTTCTTCTGTATGTTAAATACAGTTGACTCTCTCTGATCTGCGTTAGCGTCACCAGCAAAAGTAATGTTCTTAGATAACACGCCCTCAATGTCCACCTGAAACGTATCGCCAGCCACAAAAGACGTTAGCGTCATTCTTTGTACGTCATTGACGGGGGTGGGGCTTAGGGCATCGTTATAATCAAACTGCGGGACGTTTACGAAAGGTGCAAGGTCTAAGAACCAATCGGAGTCAGTGCCTAAGTTAACTAATCGACTAGGCGCGTAGTCCTCTTGAAACAACAGCATGACGTTCTCAACCTGAGTATCTCGAACATCTGGAATGGCAGCAGACTGCATTGCCATCTTAACATCAGCTACATAAGTATCTGGTGTTCTAATAATCCGAACGTTCTTGTCTGTTAAGATCAATAAATAATGTCGATCAGATTCTACGGAGAAGTCTAACAGCTTGACGTTAGATGCCGTTGCAGACTCATTAAATAGGTTAAAGTCAGATAATGTGACCTTAGCAGTACCTAAGTCTGTGGCGGTTGTTTTGACGATTCGCCAGTATCTTTTGGTGACTCCTGCCTTGAATCGGAAGTCTTGTGCGCTCGGCCCAAGCAAAGGGATATCAACGAGCTTTGTCCAAGCCGACCCATCGTCAGAGTGTTCGATATCAAACTCATCAGATGTACCAGACGTAAGTAGTATGCCCCTAACATCAACCACTTCAATATATTCTGCGCTGCCCAAATCCATTTGCGCCACAATATACGGGTTTGTCGTACTAATATTCGTTGTCGTGCTCGTAGACGTAGCGTCATCTTCATCGTCAATGTCTCCAGGTGTGCCCCCGTTAGGCATTGTCATAGTGCCTGTAAGACGCTCTAAGACGTTTAACGCTTGGTCTATATACTGAGTGCCAGCCCTACGCTTCATGCCGCCCTGTGGGACGATAACAAGGTTCTTAGCAACCTCTGCGCCTTGGTAGTATTGGTCGATATCTACCCGACCTTTTAATAAAGGGGATAGAGCGCCACTAACTAGGCTGGTTTGAAAGAATCTTGACTTAGCCATCAGACCTCCATAAAGGTCAAATTCATCGAGAAAATGTCCACAACTAGAGAAGTTGTGCCATCTCCCTTAATCATTACATGAAACTCATCGCCCGTATTAATCTGAAATATGCCGTTAGATGAAGCAGAGCCACGCTTATTGGCAGACGTAAACGACCGCACAATAGACTGAGGGCTAATAACGTCATTGATAGATAGGGCTATGGTTACGTCAGCAACCTTTTGTGAACTCATATCAACCGAACCAACAAACTGGAATAATCCACCAACACCAGTATAAGTCAGAGTATTATCGGCTAGAGTAAAGTCTCGCGCTGAACCAAGCGCCATGTTAGGTACTTCAGTATACGTTACACCATCGTCATTCAGAGGCAAAACTGTCTCTGTGCTCAAGTAGTAGTAAGCATACTCTCGGTCTAAAAAAGACGTTTTTGCGACCACCACGCTGTTTTTAGATACCGCTGTGACCTTGGCTGTGTAAACCTCAACCGAATTATTAACAATGATTAGGTCTTTAACCTGTAGCTTTGTGTACGCTTCGTTAAAATAGCCAGCGCCTAAAACTACTGTACGTTCATCCAGTGTTTCGTAAGTATAGATTCTGGGTGCGGGTGAGCTACCGCCAACGTGGGAAAAGCTCTCGTTATCAAACATCAGAACCTCACATTAGTGAACGGGTTAGACGTAATCGGAACCTGTGGATATTGTTGTGAGTCAGTGTATCGAGCCATGCGTGACTGATTAATGTATTCGTTAGTCATTGTTTGACGCGCTGAATCGCTGTCTCGGATAGATGCGGCAAAGTCCCTAGCTAGGGCATACTCAATCATCTTAGAGAAGTATACGGGCCATTCAGACTCTGGTGCGTTGTATATGTAATCAGCGTACAAAGCACTTGAGGTGTCCGTGTAAACCTTGTCACCGTACAGTTGATAACTTGTATTGGGGTACAGCTTGATAAGGAAAAGCATATCAGTAGGTAATTGATATATGCTGCGCCACTCATCGTCCACTGGGGTTTCAGTTGTTAGGGATAACTGCGCCTTCTTCTTGGCAAAGCCCCAACGATGTTTGGTTAATTCATTCTGCACGATATTGTCGTACAGGTTCGATGCCACTTGTTGTGCCCTAGTGCCACCAGTAAGGGAGTT